CGTCAGCTTTTTCGCCGCATCGCGGTTGTTTGATTCCGCATACCAAATTTCCGTCTGTACACGGTTGGCTACCGTCTGCGGCAGCGTCCAGTCAAGCTGTATTGCCTGCAGGCGGGGTGAAGTTTTTAACCCTGTAATACTGTAATCAATAACCAGAGTACGGACGACTTCATCCGTTTGACGACCGTCTTCTAAAACCCCTCGGACTTTAATTTTATACTCACCAGGTGCAAGGTCTTCCAATGCAATCTCTGGGGTTTTGCTGACGGTCTTTAAATAATGCTTGTTGTCCTTTATGATATTGATAACATAATGGTCAAACTTACTATTAGCCGACCCGTCCCAACCAATAAGCAACTTGTTATCCTTGCTCTGGGTAGTTAAACCGCCTACAGAATCTCGGGGCAGGCTGCGTAAAGATACCGGGAGTTTAGAGGCCGCTGAGTCTACCTCACTATACTTACCAACATCATGGCGCAGCGCAGAAATTGTATAAGTACCGTCCTCGGCGTTCTCAGTAATACTGATAGTACGGTACAGGCGGGGTTTAACGGTCTTCTGTAATGCCCACACACTACCTTGACGAACATCAACTGTTTGAGCTAATGTTAATTTCCGCCCACTCTGTGCAACTACATTAACTTTGTAGTGCTTCCCGCCTGCGGTCATGTGAAGCGTACCGCCTACAGCATCTCCAACGTCCCTATCCACCTCCACCACATCAGTTTTACGCGACAGAATGCGTCCACCTAAATTGGTTCTTGCGTAATTATTGTCGGCAACCTCAATAATATCGTTTGGTAAGTGCCTTAACCCTTCACGACCAAGTGTGAACGATATGGTTTCACGTTGACGCATTTCGGTTTCTAAAAACCAAGCAGCCATTCTCATTGCTTGGCCTCGAGAGTCACATCCAAATGCGGTTACGGTTTTTTCGTTTAAACCGTACAACTTAACCATTTCATCATTCTGCAGGTAAACGCTAGACTCTTCGTAGTTGTCTTTCTTATTTGCGTAACTTACCCGAACTGCCGTGTGCAGCGCTTTACGAGCGACCCCCTGGTAAGTAAATTCCCCGCCGACAACATTTGCATTAGTGTATACAGCCGTAGGAGGTGCGTCTTTATCAATGGCAAACGTCGCTTGAAGCCCGTTCCATAAAGCGTAGCCTTGGAAAGTTGTTGTCAAGTCTCTAATTAAATCATACACCTGCCGTTGCTGATTGATGTACGCATTGCAAGTTACGCGAGGCTCTTTCCCTCCGAACCCATCGTCGACCAATTCGTCGCAGTACTTGGCAATGTCGTATAACATGGCAATATCAATGTCTTCATCAGACATTCTCTTACCTAGACCGCTATACCGACTATTGGTCAAAATATCCAACAACACCCAAGCCGGATTATTTGTCCACGCTTCTGTAAATTCCCCATCCCATAGCTTCGGGTAAGTACGGGCTACAGGGTCGTACCCTACAGGTACGCGAATCAGCTTCCCCATCAAGTTATAGCTAACAGAAGGTACGGAACTGCCGAACTGGTCGGAATCAATCTTCCACCCTGCCATTACTGTATAAGGGTAGGATTGCTTAGTATTACTAATTTCCGTGTAAGACGAAAAAGTAGTAGCATCTGCGACCTTACTGTTTGCAGCATCGGGGGTTATACGCTCAACCTTAAGCTCAAAAGGTTTCTCAGGCAGGGTGTCAAAGGTGACATCTACAAAAAACACGCCGGAGGACTTCTCGTTAAAATTAACTACTTGGGATACTTCTGGCCGCCCCGCGCGTATAAGCGATACCCGCATATCCGTGGATGAAGGAACTTGGTCGCCGTTCTCCTGAACCCTGACGTTTTGATGTATGCCGATAGTTACGCGTAACTCGTCCGCATAAGGGTTACTAATCGTCCGTACAATTGGAGCGTTCTTTTTAACTTCCGTACCAATACCATAAGTTGCCTCGGTCTTATCGAATCCGGGCATGTAAGGTTGGTCTGCCGTACCCTCCAAAAATAAAGACGAGATACCTTTGAAATTGTATGACCCGTCGGCGTTTTGAATAGGAGTGTTGTTCAAATAGACAGACTTGAGGGGGAACGCGTCCCCCTCAACAAAACCTCCGATAGGCCCTTCACATATAGCGTGAAGCAACCGCATAACTTGCGCACTGTTCGCCGTATTTGGTGCTTCAACAGGTGTATGCGCACCGCCTTGTTTCTTACCGCCCATAATCTACACTTTCTTCACTATTGCTTTATAGTTTCTCTGCCTTACCGAATCATTCGTAAAATCAGTGTTATACGGAACACCTTTTGGGTCCCTTGCCACAACACCGCCAATGTATTCCTTATCAATTGTCGTTAAAAATCCTGATGATTGTTCAGTGGCTACAGGTGTCACAGCCTGAGTTGAAACCTGCCGCCCGTTCTTGACGGCCACAGCCGCACCAATACGTCTCGTCTCAATACCTTGAGACACTGTGTAAGCCCCGCAACGTCTCCGCCCATATAACACAGGGACGGGCACCCCCTGTCCAGTGGGATTATTCAAACCTGAAAAGGCTGTATTACGACCTCTGTCTTCAGACTTGTCGCTTAGTTTCGGCTGCTTCGGTTGAGTCAGTAACTGAGTAACTCCACCCAGTATCATTGACGAACCCATCATGAAGGCCATTGTCGCACCTGCATAACCCTGTGCGCCCAAATAACCCCAACCTGCTGCACCACCGGCGTACCAAGAGGCTGCAATTAAAACAACACCGATGACAATCTGCGCAACCGCACTATTTTTACCCGCACCGGACACACGGGGGACAATATGCAGTACACCCTCCCCGCGCTCGTGAAATCCTGTCTTCACGTCGTCTTCAGACAAGTCTAAACCTTTGAACCTCACCTGGTACGCACCGCTTTGCAGTGATGCCTTTAAACCGTTAATCTGTACCATCAACAGCTTCATAGCTTGCGCGGGGGTATTAACGCATAAATCAAACCGACGACCGTAAGTCCTCAGACTGCCATAGAACATCACTGTAATCATAGGTTCCTCACAAGCTGTTATATAAATCGTTCAAGATTGCCTGAATCATTTCAGGTTTCCAGTCTTTATGTCGCCAGATACTTTTAGTCACCCTTTGCATAGCAGGTGAGTAAGGCTCTACACGGCTCAACATATCGCATTCATGGTGCAGAATCTGTCCTTGTCCCAGATAAATTGCAGCATGAGAAACTTCTCCCCTATAGGCTGTCAAAATTACATCACCTGCTACTGGGGTATCTACGGGGTAAAACCCTGCACTCGATGCCAACGAGAGAAACTTCTTCTGACGACGGTCTTCGTCTAAGGTACTGCGCTCAACGTGCATCAACTCTAAACCAGCTAAACGGTAAGCATCGGAAACCAGCGTGTAGCAATCAGACTTTCCGTAATCAAACACACGCCCCCGTAACAGCGGAATAAAGGGCACAACCGTCAACTGCTCTCCGACGGCCAGCACCCAAGGCAGTTGTACTTCCTGCTGCATCAACCGGTCGGGAGCCGATAAATATGGGTTGCCGTCCGTGTGAGAATGGACGATAGCGATTACCTCACCTAAGGATTCTGCTAAAATCCAATCGTCAGGGTGAATCTCAAAGGATTCCGAGGGGAATTTTGAGATGTTACGGCAAGGGGTATACCTAACGGTCTTATCGGATTCAACCAGCAACCCGCAACACTCATTCGGATACTCTAGGGCAGCGTGGTGCAAGATTTCCGCCCGTGTTTCAGCCGTCAAATCTTTCATATTCAACTCTTTAATTTATCCAAGGAAATCCAAGCCCCTATAGGCAGCACTGCGGTTGCACCAAAACGAGCTTGGCAACCTAGTTTATTCTTACTGCATTTATCCTTAGCGGGGTCGTTCGTTGCATAATTATTTTCATCCGCCACCGGTCGCCCTTTGTATCCGCAGCCGTCCCCACGATAATCCCAACCGCAGGTATCAGCCAACATAATGCGGCAGGGGAACGTCGCGCCTGTTGATTCACTCGGTGCGGACAACTCAAATGAGGCTGCGGACGAATTAAGGGAAGTCATCTGCTCAATGACGTATTTCGTCCGTATCTCCTGCAGCGTATCCGCATTCGGATTACCGTTCTTAAAGTTTTCAGCATCTAAGAACTGGGAAGGAACTTGTCGGCGTATCACGATTGCGCCGACAAGTTGGTCAAAATCTTCTACCGCCTCAGTCACAAACCCTTCGATATTCGGGACATTTAATCGAGGACGCTTGGGCGACCCCTGACCTGTTACCTCGAAACCGTCTGCAGAAATGGGAAATCGGAGGTACTTTCTACCTTGCCAAACAACATCTTCCCCCTTCTCATTGACGATAGCGCAGAAAAACCGACGGTCGCCACCTAACGGTCGGAGGTCAAGCTCCCACAAATCGACTAAAACTTCCGTCGTATCTAACTGCGCGAGCGTCTTCTCTTTTAATGCGGTCAAGCGTCTGTCTTCAGCCATATCAATAAAGAACCTGTGTGAATGTCAAACTCAAAACACCGGAAACCCCTTGTAGGGTTTTCGTCCGCTTCGAGCAGTAAACAATAATTTTTCCACTTTCCCCCGGCGGCTGCCAAAGGAACCTCTTCCCCTGATGACTAACCACAAAATCGTCTATCAAATTCAAGTCAGTCAACAGACGTGTAAATGTCATGGTGTAAGTTTGCGGAATCCTTCCCAATGTTTTCTTTTGCAGTTGGATAGCGCCTTCGCCGTAAGTTACTTTCCGAAGATAATCCTCGGACTGCTCTTCTACTGTCATATCCCAATCAGGTAGCCAGTCTGGGTTGAATATTTCCATGTATGTATATTTGTAGACTTATTTTCGTAATAATAAAGTTGGGTGCAATGCTCCCAACTTACCAACTTCTCATTATACAGGGTCAATTATACGGCTTCAAGGAACAAATTGCAGTGTAAAGTTGTTAAGGCTGCGATAAATTCGTTATCTAAATCCTCACATACTTTTCTACATTTTCTTTTTAGCGTAGAGTACGAAGACTCGAACTTCGGCAAAACATCCTTCAGATTTGGTCGAGAAGGTATATCTAACCATTGCATTAAAATGTTTCGTGCAACCTCTTCATTTAATCCCCATGTAGTCGTTAATCTGCAAACTATCCCGTTTAACGCATCGGGAATCCTCCCACACCGGGCTTGGACAGCTTGTCGTTTAGCTTCGGGCAGGGTATCTACTGCTTCGAGCAACCGCAGGGTATCGGCCGACATTCCAAAGCTGTCGACCGTCCCACTACGGATGCCGTCTGACGAGGGTTTGGACAAAGTTTGCTTTTCCTGCACTTCATACGCACGGCACAACATACGTTCAACCCTTCGGGTATCAATGGGCATCATACAACACGCCCCCATTCATTTTTTCCCGTATCAGAACATCCAGAACCACTGCACGGATTTGATTCCCTAACTGCTGGCCGAGACCTTTAGAATTAACCTGACTTTCGGATGAACCGTCCTGATTGACCGTTACAGTAACGTTAACAGGTGCGAAAACACCTCCGTTACCCTGCCCCATCATCTGTACGCCCAAATCCCCGTTAGGCATACGGGACAGGGGGACGATAGCCTCTGGACCGCTCTCACCCATCAGCCCGCGTCCACCTCCGTGACGAAAGTGAGTAGGACTGTTCACTACCCCTCCGGCTGCGTATGCAGACAATCTTCCTGAGCGGTCAAACACTCCACCCTTCGCTTGAGCTACTACTGAAGCGTCGGGGGACCCACCTACACCGAAGATTGAGCTACCAACATAGCTGATTAACTTCATCACAGCCATACGCATAGCAATTTTTGCCAAATCAGCCAAGATGGATGCCGTCATCTCCCTAAAGTTTGCCTTGCCTGTTACGGCCAACTGCTGCATTGTTCCGATAAACCCGTTTACAGTCGTATCAAACATTTGCGAAGCCATTTTGCCGTAATTCATCGACTCGTCTACTAACTGCCCGTAGGAAGTAGAAAGGCCCACCTTCCAACTTTGCTGCGCCTGCTGCTGTGCCTCGAAGGACTCTTGAGTTTCCTTAATCTTTGTCTCGCCGCTCAAGCGAACCTGAGACGCTTCGCTATATTTACCTTGAGCTTCCAGTTCGGCAATCTTACGTTTGGTTTCCAACTCCATACGGGCAATATTAAGCTCATGCTCGGCATTCGCGCGTTTTCTTGCTGAGATTTCACCCAAAGTTTCCTGAACCCTCAAACGGTGTCTAGCCGAATCATTCTGAGCCAAACCATTTTGATACTCCTGCTCAGTCAGTTTCAAACGACGCTCGGCTTCCTCAGTCAATTGCTTCTGTATTACAGCCTGTTCGTGATTTACAGGTGCGCTTAGAGGTGTTTGCAATACTGCATTCTGTCTCGCGCCCGCAAAAGGGTCTACCACGGTTGCCGCGCCGTTGCGAGCAGATGACAGGTACTTGGCTAGAGGTATCGTATTAACCCCTTTGCCTGAAGACGACTGGGAAGCCATGAGGTTCCCTGCTGCATCTTGGACGACCATCACAATATGGTCGATGCCGTTATATCTACCCTTGTCCCACTGCTTACCGGTCTTTTTATCGTATTGCGGACCGTTGTCCGTACCAATGAGCATACCTGCTTTGAACTTTGACAACTCCAAACTGCGAAGATTACCGGTCATCACAGTGTTGTTTGCAAACGTCTTAATTTGGTCGGCCGCTGACAAAGCCTTCAGGCGACCCTGTGAAAACCTACGTTCACCAAGTTTGGCATTCAAATCTTCAACGGTCGCATCGTACAAGTTCGACACAAACCCTGAGCAGTCTATATAACCCTTATTCAGGTCTTTACCACCAAACCCATACTTCACATGGTCAAACTTTAAAGCCAACTTAAACGGTGTATCGCCAAAATCCACCTTGCGTGAAGTCTTTAAAGATTCCAGAGCCTTAATATCATCCAATGCACGTTGGCGGTCTTCCTGCGGCATATCCTTGCTGGCCGCAGCTTTGCGGGCAGCATTTAACTGTTTGTCGATATTAAGGTTTTCTGCAGTATCTTTCAGTCGTGCCACAGCAACCTCAGCCTTGCGCATCGCTTGCCACGTTGCTTCAGTGGCTACCCCGTAAACTTTGGCTTCCCTCTCAGCGGTTTCCTTCAAGCGGTTATATTCGTTCTCCGCCGCACGAAGCTCTACATTCCCTGCCCCGATACCCGTATAAGATGGGGTAGCTTTAGAGACTTTAGAACCTCCCCTAGTTGTAGGTATAGTCGTATCCAATTCAATTTCAGGGGAGGCTCGCACACTTAAATGCTTCTTGGATGTGTCGGCGTTGGACTTATTAAATTCCGCCGTGAGCTTTTCAACCCACGCCAACTCTCCGACCAGCCGGTTAAAGTATGCTGCTTTATCCTTGTCGCTCGTATAAATCAGCCGTTGACCTTTACCACCCGCTTCGTCTACTAAGAATTTACCCTTTCGGTTTCTTGCGGTGTTATCCGAAACAGCCTGTATAAGGGAAGCTTTATACTCCGCCAGCAACGCCTTACCCTGCTCAGGGTTGGCATTCAACGTGTCCATAAGGGCTTTCCGACCTTGGGCAGATAACATTTGTTCTCGGATAGCCGCTGAGGATTTACCGGAAATTGCCGGATAAGCTCTAGCGTGAGCTTCTTGCTCGTCCATCCCTTGCAAGCGGTACAACTTATACTGTTTATCGGACTCGGTAAGCTCCGTGCCTTTCTTCATCGCAAGAGTTTCATTCTGCGCTACAGCATTGGAGTTCAACAATCTATCAATAAATCCCGCCTGTTTGACAGCTTCTGCTGCCAACTGGCGCATTTGGTCTTGTGCAAGTCGTGTCCTTTTAGTCATCAACTCGACAGACGTATTATAGATTTCTTGCTCCAACCCTTTACGGATACGCGCGGCTTCAGTATCAAGCGTTACAATGTCGGAGGTAGATTTGTCGAAATTCGCCAGTTGCTCTTTGAGTAATGTCAGCTTGCGCTCTGTAACCATCTGCGACTGTTCAAGTTGGAACGTTGTCAGTTGGTTCGTACCAGTTTCAATACCCTGTAAAGTCGCATCGGTGGCGGCCTTAATCTTTCTAAGATTATCTTCGTAAACATGAAGATTACTCTCGCTTCCCCTCACTAACGCATTTAAAGGGTCTGCTTTATATCCGATGCCGAGCTTAACATCGAGGTCGCGACCAAACCCCTCTTTGTTAAACCTGTCGAACTTGTCGACATCAATCGCACCCAGTACCCTGCCGGTCATGGCAAGATTACTGTTCAACTCGGACACCTCGTCTTTAAACGATTTCATGGCTTTCTCGCCGGACAGGGCGTAGTAAGCCGCGGCCCCGACGGCAGCCAAGGCCAGTGTCGGCCACCCGCCC